CAGCAGAAGATGTTACATCACCTGAATGATTTGGATGGGTGTATGCATTTGCACCATCTGCAACATTGAGCATGGTTCGTAAATTTGTTGGTGTGATTTCTTCTATTACACCTGCTCCAGCACTATCTCTTCCAAGTATTCTATCAGTTGTAGAAACATTTTGTATTTTAGCATAAGTTACTGCATCGTCTTCAATCATTGCAGTTTCTATTGCATCTGTTTGGATTGTAGAAGTACCAGTAACATTTCCAGAACCAGTAAAGGATGCTGAAGTCCAAGAAACATCACCTGTCATTCCTATGGTTCTACCAGTTGCAAGGGCTGTTGCAGTATCAGCATTCCCAGAAGTGTCTTGAGTTCCAGAAGTATTCACTCCAGGCAAATTTATATTTGCAGAACCATCAAATGAAACACCTCCGATTGTCCTTGCAGTTTCAAGTGCAGTTGCAGTATCAGCATTTCCTGTTACATCACCTGTGACTGCACCCTCAAGATTTGCAACAATCGTTCCCTTTGTTCCAGAAACAACCTCTGAACTAATCGTTGCATCTGGAACAAAGGTAAGTTTTCCAGCAGAATCATCGAATCCAACAAATGCAGTTTTTGCAACAGATCCATTATGATATTGCATTGCGAGTCCAACATCTTTATTTGTGTCGGCACTCAATGCACCTCCACCAGATGCAGTTTGTAATGTCATAATTGGGTCAACTACAGTTGTCGTTGTAGAATTGACTGTAGTTGTAGTTCCACTTACAGTAAAGTCACCAGTTACAGAAAGATCTTGAGATATAGTTACATTTCCACTAGATGCAATTGCGATTGCATCCGTATCAGAAGCAGAACCAATATTTCCACCATCTGCAATAGTAAGTTGTGATGCTGATGTGACTGTTCCTGTGAAAGTTGGATTTGCAAACATTGTTGCTTTACTTTCATTCGTAACATTCTCTAGTCCAAGTGTCGTTCTTTGTGCAGCTGCATTTGCATCGTCAAGAAGTGCCTTACCAGCAACAGTTAGGTCAAATGTTGCAACTGTTCCTGAACCTGTGAACTGAATACCTTTGTCAGCTGCAGAAGTCAACCCTGCAATTGCTGCTAAATCGGCATCATATCCCTGAACATCAGAACCAATTGCAAGACCAAGATTTGTTCGTGCCCCACTAGCAGATGACGAACCAGTTCCCCCCTCCGCAACTGGCAAATCTCCTGTGACATCGGTTGTTAAATCTATTTGTCCTCTTGTTATTGTCTGTCCACTAATCGTGATATAATCATAAGACCCCGAAAGTGAAACATTCGTAGAATTGTCTGTTCCAGCTGCATCAACTCCCAAACTTGTTCTTGCAGTTGCACCCGATTCATTTACCCAAGCAGTTCCATTATGAACAAGAAAATGTCCGTCAGCTGGTGTAGAAAGAGATGTATCATTTAATTCTGCAAGTGTGTCTTCAGTTGCAATTTGTGCATCAACATATGCTTTGATGGATTGTTGAGTTGCAAGTTGAGTTGCAGAATCGGATGCCATGTTATCTTCATCCAACACAGCGGTTCCACTTACATCTGTATTCAGTACTGCACTTGTAAATGTCTTATTAGTAAGTGTTTGTGTATCTGAAGTCCCAACTACTGTTCCAGTAGGAGCTGCAACTGTCGCAATTGTTCCCAATCCAAGAGTAGTCCTTTGTGCGGCCGCATCTGCATCATCAAGAAGAGCCTTTCCAGCGGAAGTAAGTGTATAGACACCAGCTGTCCCTGACCCTATGAATTGTATTCCTTTATCGGCAGCAGATGTAAGACCAGATAGCGCTTGAAGATTAGAACTTAATGTAATGTCTGTCTGGTCATTGTCAGAGTCATCAGTTGCAACAATATGTGTACCATCAAAATTTAGTCCTGCTCTTTCAGTAAGGTCACTTCCAGTATTTTGAATGGTGTGTTTGGAACCACCCCCACCAGATACAGTTTGATAAGTTCCGTCACCTCGCAGAAACTTTGTAGAAATGTCAGATTGGGAACTGAAATCTAAAAGGTTGAGTTCTGCAGCGGTTGCAGTGACCTCTGTCCCACCAATAGAAATTGCAGCTGCATTTACATTACGAAATCCAGTTATGTCTTTATTTGAATCAACGATTACTGCTTTACTTGCAGCGACTGTTCCGGCAGTGACATTATCTAGGACAGTAAGTTCAGATGATGCTAGTTCTGTACCACCAATGACGAGAGTAGAACCACTGAGATGTAAATCTTTCCAAGGTCTATCAGTAGATCCCAAATCATAAAAATTTGCAGTTGTAGGAATCAAATCAGCAGAGATTTTGTTTGGGTCTAATCCACCGCCTGCATTAGACATTTGGTTGATTAACTTGACAACCTTTTTCTCTAACTCTTCAATTTTCTTTTGTGTAGGTGTTTTTTTGTCTTTTTGTTTTTCTCTGTCTTTTTCTTGTTTTGTAATTGCACCTGCTACAGCGTCTACTGTAGTTTGTTCCTCTTGTTCTGCAATTTCTTCTCGTTCTTCAACAATCTCAACGTCCTTTTCATATCCAATTGTTTCCTCAACCACTCCAATTGGTTCTTCAACGTCATTCTCTTTTTGTTGTGTTTCTGTAATTTCCACAGTTTCAGGTTCAATTCCAGTATTGTCTTCATAAAGTGTCTTGTCTTTTTCCTCAATCTCTTCTAAATTTCCTCCAAGTTTTAGGAAGAGATTTTCAAGATTTTTGAGTGCTTTTTCTTCTTTTTCGGATTGTTCTTTTTCTATTCCCTCTAATTTTATTCTGTTTTCTTCATCGGCCTTGTCAATGTTTTTTTGTATTTCTTTGGAGTATTTTTCTTTACTTTCTGCCAATTCTCTTTGAATCTTCTCATATTGTTTGAGAGGATTCTTAGCGTCTAACTCTTCTTGAATTTTATGTTGTTTCTCTTCCTCTTGTCGTTTGAGGTCAAGTTTGAGTTGTGTGTATTTGTCTAATATTTGCTCAGAATCAGGCATAAATCTCCAAAAAATGGAAAAACTACATTATGAATATTTATGAGTCACATCTTAAAGTATAATAACATAAACCTTCACCCAAAAACTTTAACTCTTCTCCAATGTAACTTAATCCATTCATAATCCAATCTGCACTTCCAATGGTTTGAACAACAAAAATAACAATTGCACCAGACATACCAACAAGAAAAGCCGTGTAAGACCTTCTCAACCATTTATATTTGTTGTTCATAAGAGTTGTTCCAATTCCGTAAATATCTCCTGCAAGAGCATCGTAAATTCGATCATCTGTCATTAAAGTCTCTGCATAATCTTCTTTGTATTCTTCTATTGGAATGTGTGCAAAGTGTCCAAAAAACAATGGATTAAACATAGGAGATTCCCTGTCAATCTCGTTGGTGCCTGGTTTTTTAGGATAACCTGTTTGTGGAATGATTGCAAATATGGCTGCAAGAAGGGAAACAGTACAACCAAGAGCAAAGAAAAGAAGAGGCCATTTCATAACTTCATTATCAAGATTTGCAACTGTGACTGAAAAAACGATAGATGCAACTGTAATCATGATGTTCGCCTTTTGGTCGGCCATTACAGTCAATCTCATCTGATTTGTGACGTTAATTCGCAGAATATTATCTACCGCCGTTCGGTCTTCTGGAATTTTATCAAACGGATTTTCTCGTTTCATTTAAGTGGCGGTGAATATAATAGACCTCCTTCCGTATACAGTTTATTCAGACCTCTTTTTAATCTGAGGGGAGTATTCTCCCCTAAATTGCGTTCATAGATTTCTTCATAGTTGCCTATATAACGAATAACTTCCGCAGCCCATTCTCTGTAAAGTTCCAACTTGGAACCCAAATAAGCATCTTCGTTTCCGTTGAGTTCACCCATGAACCTCTGTATCGTAGGATTCTTGTGTTCTTTAAAATCGTCAATGTTCTTTGAGGAAATTCCCAATTCCTCTGCGAGAAAAAGAACGTAAACTGTCCATCGTACAATATCAGACCATTGTTGGTCGCCGTACCTAACTACAGGCCCCAAAGGTTCCTTGGATATGATTTCGGGCAGAATAACGTGTCGTTCTGGATGTTTAAAACTATTACGATGAGAAGCGAGTCCAGACCTATCGGTTCCGTACATATCACATTCTCCCTGAACATATAACTCTTGTGGTTTTTTATCTTCTGGAACTTCTACTGGTGTATATGTTAATCCATGAAATTTAAAGAAGTCTTTGATATTATCTTTTGCTGTTCCTGAACCACTAAAACAGATCTTTGCACCATCTAATTGTTTTGCAGATGATACTCCTAGTGTTTTACGAACAATAAATCCTTGTCCGTCATAGTAAGTTGTTGGTAAAAATTCTAATTTCTTTTCTACATTTCTTGTAAAAGTATAAGTTGTTGCTGCTGATAAAATGTCTATGGTTCCATCTATTAGAAACTCAAATCGTGTTCTACCATCAACCATTACGTAATCTATAGCATCAACATCACCAAAAACTGCAACTGCAACTGCACGACAAATGTCTGCATCAAATCCAACCCATCTTTCTTCAACATCTACCATTTTCTTTTCAGAAAACCCTGCAAAATTTGCTTTGGTTCCACAAATTACATAACCTCTGTCCGTCACTCTTTTGTAAGTAGAACCATAGGTGGGGTTGTATTCTTCTTGTTTTGGAACAACTTCTATTGAATCATCATTCTGTCCCTGAAGAACATACCCTTGTGAGATGCCAAGAATCCAGAAAACAGTAATGAGAGAAAAAAATATCTTATGAATCATTGCAATGCCCGATAAATCTCCAAGAGTTCTTCATCGGGCATTGGTGTGGTCATAGTGTAATACCTTTGATGGCCAACTGCCATGAAGGCTTTGATATCGGAGAAACTTGGATATTTTGTAAGTAAACTATGCAGCAAGAAATCAGGATTTAGATGGCAAGAAGCACACTGATTATCTTTTGCAAAAACTCTTGTTGATTTCTTGAATCTTTCTGATTGGACTAAAACAGAATTGAGGTCTTTCTCCATCCATGTGACTTTTTCCTCAATCGCAGGTATAATAAAAAATATCATATATGCAAGAAGTCCTATGATGAGGTAAATCCAGATTCTACTGGATGCTACTAAATCTTTCGTGTCAATCTCTATTTGTTTGACCGCCTCTAATTTAGGGGGTTTAGGAGTTTCTTCGGCCATTACGATTCCTTCTGTTCAAGGGTTTTCAATTTAGCAGAGATTTGTTCTTGAAACCATTTGAGTACAATTGGTATACTCACGTTACTGGTTAGACCAAACAGATAACCTACTGGATATCTATAAGATTCGTAAGGTGCAAGTTGTGGTATGTTAGTGAATACCAGTGTAATGAGAATGTAACCAGTTGCACTCATTCCCAAATTAATAATAAGGTCAAAAACAATAAGAAGTTTGTTTCCTTGATATTTTTCTTTGTGGTCTTGTCTGTAATTAAATAGAAAAATCCAAAGAGCCGAGAAGAGTACCAACCCCAGCATCGTGGCTTCTGTAACTGTAAATAATTCATTCATCTTGTTTCACCTCTTTTTTGACTAGTTTCAACAAATCGGCAGTACTACCAACGAACAATGCGTTGGTAACATTTTGCGCCTTGGTTACTTCTTGACGCTCACTTTCAGATTTTAACCGATTTTTCTTTTGATGCAGATCCATGAGTTTTTCTTGAGCATCAGTCATATTTTTGAGAAGTTGACCGAATACTTCAAAGGCTCTTGGAGATTCCTCTGACTTTGCTATGTCGAGTAGTTCCTCCATTGCATCTCTACCTTTTTCAATAACATCATACATATTCTCACGAGCATATTGAAAATCATTATCTGTTTTTTCATCCTCTGTATGACTTCCAATTACTGCTGGTGAAGTAACAGTACCAATAGTATTTATTACATCAGTCGTTTCATCAACTAAATCAAGATGTTTTTCTATTCTCTGTTCAACAATTTTTTTCACTTCTTTCATGGTAATCTATTTAGGAATCAGTCCCACTCACAGGGTCATGTGTTTTACCGGCAGGATAAAATGAGAATGTTTCACTAAATCCAAAATCTTCATCTGTAAGTGCAGAAGTATCTTTCGGAACCACATTCGTTCTACTTACTGTTTTACCTGCTGTTGCAGCTTCACTTGAATCTTCTGTCATTAATCTCATACGAGTTGAATCATCATAAGGATGACTATCCAGAATTAAATTGTTTGTTGTGTATGCAGTACTATCCTCTGCAATAAGAAATACTGGTTCTGCAGCCACATCTTCTGACATAAGATGAGTATCAACTGTAACATCCGTGATAACTTTTGCGTTGTCAGTAACATCTGGGAACAAATATCCTTTCATAACAAAACCAAGTGTCCAGATAATAGAACGTCTTGTTGCAAAATCACCCTCGTAAGTATCTTCACTTGTAACCGAATTCAGAATCAATGGAACATCCATTTTGATTCCCATTGTAGAAACAAGTGTCATTGTGAAAGTAAACTCTGGTGTAAAAAACGGAAGAATCTGCTCTAGGATTTGTGTTCCATCTTCTGCATTCTTCACAAAAATGTAAAGTGAGAAATCATAGTTGTAAGGAACAGGGTTGAATTGTTTCTTCAGGCCTGTGGTTCCTGTCTTGACATTTCTGCCCATCGTGTTCAGTTTTCTCATTCCGTCATAAGACAAAGCGGTTAGTTCAAACCCCATTCTTGGAACCGTCAGTGCAACTTTCGGATTGAGATTTGGGTCGCTACTGATACGAACCAACATCTTGTCTTTTGGACCATAAGATAAAGGTATTTTTAAAACTTCTGTGACTTCATCTGACGAATTTGTTTTACGAACTTCTATATTATTAAACAACGTCCCAAATGCAACCACCATCTTGCGGCTGATTTGATGATAAAAATATGTTCCAAACATTACGGATTATCTCCAAACGGATTTGATTCGCTAAAGTCAAATACAGAATCAGCATCAATCTCAAATTGTTTGTTACTGGAAACTTGAGATGAAGTGGAATCATCAATTGTCTGTAAAGTTTCTGCTGTTTCGGTGGTTGATTGCAATACAGAATAAGTTCCAGTTGCTAAACTGTCTGCACCTGTGAGTATTTCTCCAACTGTAAAATTACCAGTAAGGTTGATAAGGTAAAGGTAACTTGTAGACGAATCCCACCTTGCAACTTCTGCTGTCTTGGATGATGTCCCACCTGTGACAGTTTCACCTTCTATGAACGTTCCTGAAATACCAGATAGTTCAAATGTGCGAACAAGAGATTGTTTCTGTTCTATGACATCAATTTCATCAACACCTGTGTCAATTGCTTCATCAGAGTAAGTAAAGAGTTCGCAAGTCAAGTCAAATGTAGGAAGAGCTCCTGTCTGATAAAAAGGAGTTTCGTGTTCAACAAACATTATCTGAAAGAGTTTTTCTGTCAAAGGAAAGTAAATAAGATCACCTTCTTTCGGACGAACCCCAATGTCTAGTCCCTCCCAAGCTCGTCTTGCAACTGAAAATACAATTTGGTCACGAATTTCCAGACCAAATTTAGATACTAAATCACCTTCACCTTCAAACCCATCAACCGATTTGATGTACATCTCAATAGCATAAGCATCTTTGTATTCCGAAATTGAATCCTCGCCAAGAATGGTATCTTCATTGACAAGTGTTCTTGGAATGTAATTTACATCGTATCCATAGATTTGTATGGACTCTGTGACTAGGGAATGAAGAAGTTCTTGTTCATTCCTGGCGTCAAAGTTGCGAAAGTATGAATTTGTTGGCATCTCATCCTACGTAGAAGTTGTCTGGGAGTTGATATCGCATTTGCATTTCTTCTTCAAGTTTTTCAAGTTCAGAATTTCCATCATCGTAAATCTGTCTTCCGTTGAGTGCTACACCGCCTGGTAACTGAATACCTTCGTATTTGATTAGATTGGCACCCCATTGTTTCTTGAAGAGAGAGGTTACATATTTCTTGAGAAAAATGTCGTTGTAAATTTCTGTATAAGTAGAACCATCTATTTTCTTGAATACCAGTGCTATGATTGCATCACCGATTTCAACAGCAGTATCCCAATCCATATCAAGGTAAAGTTTATCTGTTAACCGATTAAAACGAACCTGTCTGGATTCTGATGCACCAAAAACTTGATTTAACAACGCAAGATTTTGTCTACCTGTTACATAGTTTGATATTCCTGCACCTGTGACAAGATGCGGCAATTCATTTAGACGAAATTGATATTCAAAAGAGAACATATCATTAGACGAAAGACCTTTACTTACTGGAAGAATGTCCTGAACACCAATGATTGTATCATCAACTGTGAGAGATCGTGTGTCTATATTTCCAAATGAAACTGCTGTTGCTTGCGTTGCATGAACTGTTCCAGTAGCACCAGAACTTGAACCTGTTACAGTTTCTCCTGCGACAAAAGTATTTGCGACTGTGTTTGCAGCACGCATACCATTACCATCTTTATGTTCTTTGAATTTTAGAACAGTAGTTGATTCCACATCGTGAATTTTTGCGGTTGCATTTGATGTTCCACCAGTAATTGTTTCATCATCCTCAAAGGTTCCAGAAGCTGCACTTGCAAAAGTCAACGTGCTTGGTTCTACCAATTCAACAAGAAATGTTCGTTCTGTTCCGTCAAAGTGATATTCTTGATAATACTGAATTGCTTCGTCAATCAAATCATTCATCTGTTCATCTGCAAGATTGACTTCAACAACTGGTTTACCTAACTTGCGAAGTGCATATTCTTTCAATTCAGTTGTAGATGCTGGTTGTGTTGCTGACATATTTTTTTATCCGTTGTCGATTTCAGCAGAAGCACTTACTGTGATTATACCTTCTGCAAGTCGTTCTTTTGTTGTTCCGTCACTTTGGGTGTATGTGAGCGAAAAATAATATTTGCCTTCTGCAAGTGCGGTTGTTTGAGATGCAGTCAAAGAGAAAGTGCAGTTTGCACCTGTAAGAGAAGTAGTAAAAGTTTGAAGAGTGTTTGCATATGCAAAGTTCTTGATAATACCCCCTGTAACTGTCCCAGAGGAAATTGTGACTGCTGCAGAAGAACTATTCTCTGCACCTATTGT